TGTTGAACAGAAAACTAATTTAAAATTATATCCTAATTATTCATATCAGAGAACTTATAAAACAGGGGATGATCTTAAAAAACATATTGATAGATTTTCTTGCGAAATATCTACTACTGTTTTTTTAGGGGGTGATGAATGGCCTATATATATGAATCTTACAGGAGGTAAAAATAATAAAGGTAAAAAATTTAATCTTAAACCAGGTGATATGATAATTTACAGAGGAAATATTTTAGAACATTGGAGAGAACCTTTACAAGGAAATCAATGTGTTCAATTGTTTTTACATTACACAGATGTAAAAACAAAAGGTGCTAAAGAAAATATATACGATTCTAAACCATGTATAGGTTTACCTAACTGGTTTAAAAATAAAACATTGTATGTGTAAATGACAAATTGGGAACTATCAAAACCTATAATAGAAAAACATGGTGCTATGACGTTAGAGGTTCCAAAACCAATAATCAAATGGTTAAAAGAAGCTGCAATAAAAGCAAAAAAAAATGCTGAATACGCTAATAAAGATTTAATTGGGCATATTAAAGAAGAGTACTACTACACTGAAAAATCAAATAAGTTTGAAGAGTTTCTTTATAAAAAATGTTTATCACATACAAATATGTTAAACTACACTGATTCCATAAAAGTATTATTTAAATCAGCTCCATTTAGATTAGCTGATATGTGGGTTAATTTTCAAAAAAAACATGAATTTAATCCCCCACATAAACATTCAGGAATATATAGTTTTGTTATATATTTACAAATACCTTTTGATTTAAAAAAAGAAGAAAGTTTTTATCCTTCATTAGATGATAAAGGAGACAACTACACATCTAAATTTGCATTTTTAAATACAAATACTTTAGGTAGAATATTTGTTCAATGTTTAAATGTTGATAAAAGTTTTGAAGGAAAAATTATCTTGTTTCCTGCTGAACAAATGCATACTGTTTTTCCTTTTTATACTAGTAATGACTACAGAATATCTGTTTCAGGTAATATAAGGTTATATAATGAGAATTAAAAAAAAGATACTTTCTGAAAAAATATTATACTATGCTCAAGTAAAAATGCCTAAGGGCTTTGAAATAGTTAGATCGGATATTGTTCGAGATATACTTCTTACTAATTTTTACGAGGACCATAAAGTACCTTTTAATAAATCTTTACAAGCGGTAGTAACATATGTAAGTGATTTCATGAGATTAGAAAATCGAAAGGATTTAGTGCCCCATAGTAGAAGAGGCTTAGTTTTTGATAAAAATGAAAACTCAAAACCCATGTTAGAAATAGATACTAATAATTTAAAAGAGTCACCAGATTTTGTTATGCTCTACGCCGCTGAAGTACAAGATAAAACTTGTGAAGTGATTATTGAATATAATGATAATCGTAGAACTAATAAAGAATGGACTATACCAATGGAGAATAATAGATTTATTATATTTCCATCGACTGAAAGATTTACAATTAAAAATAAAAATAATGAACACTCGAATGTTATTCAGTTAATTAATTTTGACTATTTTTAAGTATGTATTCAACTATTATACATGAAGTTATCCTATTCAATTCCTAATAAAATCTGGTGGATAAAAAATTTTTTAGATAAAAAAACCTATAAAACTATACATCATAAGGTTTTTACAAACAGAAATAATATGAATTTAAATTATGCCACTGGTGCATGGCCTGAGTTTTTGTATGAAAACCTAACTATAGCCAAACGTGTTCAAATTATTAATTACCCACCTTTTGATAAATTAAAAGCTTTGATAAAACATAATAAATATTTTTCTTTACCTAATTTTAAAAGCATGACTACTACTGTGCATTATATGGAAAAAGGAGCAGGTATAAACTGGCATGACGATAGTAATTTTAAATATGGGGCAACATACTATTTAAATAATAGATGGAATAAAAATTGGGGTGGAGAGTTTATGTTTGAAGACAAATATATTCCTGTCGTAGGCAACTCTTTAGTGATTGTTAAAGCACCTCTAAGTCACAAAGTTAATCCTGTTTTAAGTTCGTCTGTGCCTAGACTTTCTGTACAAATATTTATGAAATAATTTTTAAGTATTATCTACTAAATTCCACTGTTGACCAGCTTCATCCCAAGTGTAGAAATTATACAAAGCATCTGTTTCAGACAATGCAGGGGGATCACCAATTGGGGATTGCCACCTAGCTTCAGCAACATTTAATACCCAAGAAGGATAATCTTTTTGCCCAATAAATATTTCATTTTCTGAATCCCAATCATTACCAATAGCTGCAAAATTACCTCTGTAAGGAGTTCCACCTTTTACATGTTGTCCTTTATGTGTATTGTAAGAAGTTTTTTTCCATAAGTGTGCAGGCCAGCTATGGATTTTTTCTAAGTAAGCTTGTCCCACTGTTTCACTTTCAACACCATCTTGTGTTGTGTCAGCGTCATTTACAACGTGAACTGATAAAACTTTGTTTTCTTCTGATATTTTTGCAAAGTGTGCCATATTATTGAAATTTATACCTCAAAACTACTGCTCCAGAACCACCAACATTACCAGTATCACCGCCTGAAGGTCCGCCTGCTGCTCCGCCACCAGTGTTTGGAAGTCCTGCTCTTCCAGCTGGAGGTGCTGTCCAGCCTCCTGGTCCTCCGCCACCTATTCCACCAGGGAAACCGCCAAAACCACCACCAGAGCCACCGCCTCCAAAGGCTTGGCCTCCTGGTCCTGGATTTGTTTCTCCCACGGCTGTTGGTGACCAATCTGTAGTAGCTCCCTCTGCGTTGCTAGGGCCATCTGTAGTAGCTCCTCCGCCATTGCCACCCTGTGCACTGTTGTTGGGTGTTGAATTAGAGTTTCCACCTCCTCCATCTTTACCTTGAGGTGGTGTCGTTGGAGGCGTGTTTCCTGATCCTCCTGGAACTCCGCCTGCAAAAGTGTTAGATGATCCGCCACCACCAGATCCTCCATCATTTCCTGTTTGAGGTGCTGTAGGTGAATTTGCGTTCCATTTACCACCACCACCGCCTCCAGCGGATGTGATAGTTGAAAATATTGAAGGTGTTCCAGCAACACCACCTAAGGGATCGGTGTCAGAACCACCGCCTCCTACTTGAATAGGAAATGATCCGCCTTCTTGAACACATAAAGATGTAGCTGTTGCTAATGGAGATCCTGAACCAGGAAAAGTTGCGTTTTTGGATTCTCTATATCCGCCTCCGCCTCCTCCGCCTGCGTAATTTCCTCCACCACTCGCTCCGCCACCTGCAACTACAATATAATCAATTTTTGCGTTGCATGCAGTTTTGACTGGTGCATTCATTACAAATGAATCATCACCTGTAAATACGTGAGTTCTATAATCACCACAATCAGTTACAGTTCCACCTGTTGCACAGATAAAACAAGTTGGTGATACACCAGAACCCGCACCAAATCCTAAAGCTGATCCTGCTGCTAATGTTCCTCTTAAAGGCATTTATTTATCTCCTTCTTTATTAAGCGTACTGCGTTTGAGCTGCTAATACTGTAAAAGTAGCTGAACCAGTTTTAATAACAGTGTATGTGTAAACGTCTAGAGAGTTAATATTACCTCCTGAAGGAGCCGAACCTCCTTGGTATTCAGGGGTAACAGAACTACCATCAATTTGCACAGCATTATTATAATAAGCTGTTCCACCTTGTTTAACAATGTGAGCTATAGTAATAGATTCTCCAGTATCCATAATTGAATCTAAAGAGTTTGATCCATTACCTCTAATATTTAATGTCCAGTTTGCTGAAGCATCTGTTGTAAAGTTCCACACAGCTTGTGTAAGAACATCATAGTTTACAGTTCCTGTAGCAGCTGTTGCTTCAGTTGTAACTTTTTCTGCAACACTTTGAATTTTACCTTGACCATTGAAAGTTGCTCTACCCGTTCCTTTTGGTGTAAGATTTAAATCAATGTTAGTGTCTCCACCTGTTGCTGAAATAGCTGGTGCATTACCTGTAGCTGCATTAGCTACGTTGAATTCATTAACTGCAGATCCAGTGGTTGTAAAAGTAATTTGTTGATTACCATTTTCATCAATAACACCTGTATTATTATCAATAGTAATATTGTTACCATTTGTATCTAAGTCTGCTGAAAGTTGTGGTGAGTAGTCAGATGATAAATCTGTGAATGCTGTATCAACAACATTAGTTCCATCAGAGTAAATCATTTTAGTGCCTTTGTCAGCAGCAGCCCAAGTTACTCCAGATCCTGAAGTAGTTTTGAATGTTACTGTGTGAGCACCACTAGTTGCGTTATCAACTACAAAAGTTTTTTCGATAGAATCAGGGATAACAACGTTAACCGCACCTGTAATTGTACCTGTTAATTTTAATACTTGGTTTTTACCATTTGATAAAGCACCGTTTGAAAAAGTTAAAGTTGCACCTGATGTAACACCAACTGCATCATAACCACCGATTGCTTGTTCTAGAATTAATAAGTTTGTATTTGTAATTTGTCCCCAAGTTCCTGAGTTTTCTCCAGTTGCTTGTACTGTAAGTTTTAAACTAGCTGATGTAGAGTTTGCCATAATTTTTATCTCCGATTTACTTAATTTATAAAATTTTTGTTATAGTGTCAAACTATAATTATGCAGCATTTGTTGAAACTTCCTGCCATCCTGGAGGGTCAACTGGTGCTGTGCCAGTATTAACTTCGTTCCAAATCAGTACATTTGTAGCTGTTCCTAAGCCCATTGTCAACAAGTTTCCTGTAGGAATTACTTTACCTGTACCTGTCGTTGTTACAGTTCCAACGTCAGTAAATAAATTAGTTAGACCTGTAATGGTAGGTATGGTATTTGCATCTAATACTGCTGTCCCTAAATTAGCTGATAAACTAAATGTGAAATCTGGAACTGCTAAGAATGTTCCATTACCCCATTTAGACTCACTCCAAGTACCATCACTCCAACCCATAGCTGTTAAAATTCTAACTGAGGCATCTCCAATAATATCAAAATTACTTATTGGTGATAAATTCATAGCCATTGCTTGACCAGTAACTGTTGCATCAGGAGCAGGATCAGCACCACTAAAGTTTTCTTGCATAGCCATTACAAGAGTGTTTACTTGTTGATTTCCATATACTCCAAATCCCCAATTAGAATTACCCCAAGTAACAGCTGATTGAGCAGATATTTCTGCGATAGTAACATTGTCTCCAATCGCTGTACCTAAAGCAATTGTCATTGGTAAACTTTCAGTATTTATAACTTCAGGGTCATATGACAATGTCATTGTCATTGGAAGACCTGTAGGTTCTGCAACAAAAGAAGCAAACGCTTCAACAGTCGCTGGAGCAGTGATAGTTAAAGGATTACCTGTAGGAGTAACATTTGAATCTCCATCAAATGATAGACCTGCACTACCTTCGAATGCAGTTATAGTTTGACCAGTTACATCAACTACTTGAATTGATGCACCCCAGCCCTCAACTCCCCATCCGTCTGAACCCCATCCTGTATTAATTTCATTATCAATTACTACGTCATTCAATGACATAGTCATTGGGAAATTGTTTGCAAAAGCTTGTCCTCTTATACCCCAAGCATTAATATTCCATCCTAGTCGTCCCCAACCAGCATTTATTTCTGTATCAATTAAAACATTATTGTCCAAAGACATGGACATAGAATTACTAGCAGGAATTACTGTACCATATCCATTCCACACACTTGTTCCCCAAGTGAGTCTTCCCCAACCTGTACTTGATGACTGTTCTACTTGTCCAAGATTTGCAGATAAACCAAAACCAGTTACTAATTGATTTCCTGTATTTACTGATCCCCATTCACCAACGTTCCAAGAGTTTGCTCCCCAACCTGAGCCAGGAAAAGCTACTTCATTACCTAATGAAAAAGTTGCACCTATCCCGTTGACAGAGATTACATTTTGATCTGTGCCCCAAGAGTTGTCGCCCCACGAATTAGCACCCCAAGTTGCCATAGGAGATTACCTCCTACGATTAACCAGAGATCCTTAGAATCGCTGCTGTTGATGTTGGCGCTGGAAACTGAATTGTGAAAGTTCCTGATGTAGCTGTTTTATCTGCTCCAAAATCTAAAATACAAACTGACGCATTAGTAGTGTCAGAAGATGTATTGTAAATCATAGCACCTCTAGCTGTTAACGTCACTCCAGTAAAAGATCTGTCCGCGAAGTCACATCTTGCTACACCTGCTGAAATTGATGTTCCTGAGTTAACAAGAAGACCGCCGCCAGAAGCGTATTGACCACTCGCTGAAACTTGTCCAGTTGTAGTAAAAGAGGTTGTAGCTGCATTTAGAGTTGCTGTAGAAACGTAAAGAGCTAATTTAAACTTATCCCCACCAGTTTGTTTGAAATTCATGTCAGCTTCTAAAAGCTGTTTTTTAAATGAATTACAAATTGCTTGTGTTATTGCCATAGTTTATCTCCTTATTGTTTACCTATTCGAGGAACACCACTTTGGTATTCATCCCGTCTTCGTCTTCCCATTTGTTCAATTGAGAAACCTTTGACTGCCTCTGTGTATTTTTTATCATATAACTGGAGCATGTCAACGGGTCCTTTTAAAAAACCATAAGCCTCAACCAGGCAAGCATACAATAAACCATTGGGAAATTTTTGACTTAAGTATGTAGTTGTATTTGTAGACGATAATCCTAAAGTTTTCAAGATATAATTTATTTGAATTGTATAGGTCGCATCAGGTGTTGGAGCAAAAACCAAAGTGTTTTCATCCCAATAGCTGTAATATTTGGGAACCCCTGTCTCTTCTTTAGGGTTATACTCAGACATAAAATTAGTGTCTCGATACTGGAGAAAATCCCTGTTATCTGCAGAAGCCGTACCGTCTGAATCTACGATTTGAGCAGATCTTACTATTAATAAATCATCAGGCGTATCTATAAATCTAGTATTAAGAACTAAACTAGCTGTTGCATATTTTCGATTATTATCAGAATCTACTTCCCTTAAAATTCTAAGTTCAGCATCATTAATAAATCCATTTAAAATAGTATCTGTAAATACGTTACTTGATACTTCTGTGTAGTCTCTTATTTTTGTTTTTAGTTCATCGTATGTCATGCTCTATCATTAACAGGTCCAGCTAAACATTGGAACCCGCCTCCCGTTTCTGTGCTACTTGCAGCACTAATTAAGTTAAAAGTAAAACTGTTAAATTCTGTAACAGTTGAAGGTTGACCCGCTTGTGTTACTACAGTTGGAACCATCGTTACTGCGTAAGCACCATAAACTTTTGCTCCACTTGAGTGTTCACCTGCGAGTGTGTTTTTGGGAGTCTGTCCTCTGAAAGGAGCAGCTGTTCCTCGAACACAATTCGATAAAACATTTGCTGAGTTACCATTATAATAAACAGTTTCAGTTTCATATAATCCAGATGTTGCATTTATTTTTTCAATTGCAATATATCCTTGACTAGGAAAAGTGGAAGAGTCTGTTAAAGTGATTGA